CATCAAGATCAACATCTTGAAGTGTATTGTGACAACCATCCAGATGCCTTTGAGTGTAGAGTATACGACGAATGATTGATGAGTCCCTATTAAAATCTGCTGTTGCTGGAAGAGACGGCTTTACCTGGTGGATAGGTAGAGTTGCTCATTCTGATGTTTGGTATAATGAGAACCGTGCTCTTGCAGCAAAGGGAAAAGAGTCTCATAGATGTAAGGTAAGAATTATTGGTTATCATCCTTGGGATGCTACTGAATTAGCAGAAGAGGATCTTCCTTGGGCTCATGTAATGATGGATGCCACAACTGGTAGTGGTCAAGGTGGACTTGGAGATAGTCAAGTTCTTACTGGAGGAGAAACTGCTATTGGTTTCTTCTTGGATGGTGATGAAGCACAGCAACCAGTCGTAATGGGACTATTGCATAGGACTGCATCAGTAGCAAATAGTATTGGAGAAGGAGACGCAGCAAAGAGTTCTCAATTCCAACCATTTACTGGGCATCCTAAGAAGGTTAGACAATCTGTACCAGATACTAAAAGAGAAGTAGTAGATACTAAATCTGTTAAAAAGAATTCAGATCCAGATAAAGGATTAGTAATCAAAATAAGTGATAGTAATAGATCAGTATTTGAGTCTCTAACTGATGGGCAGATTGGTAGGATAATAAGATCATCTCCTGGTCAGACTGTTGAAGGTGTTAATGTAACTTACGATATTTTACAAGAGTTAAATCAATTCCAACTTGATAAGACTGCAAAGAATGGTTCTAATACATTTTCGCAAGCAACGAAGGAAGCAATGGAGTCTTCCACTGATTTGAAACTTAATACACAGTCAGCATCTGCAGCAGGGTTTGAACATAAGACAACAAAGGTACAAGAACGTCCAGACCCATGTAATGATACTGCAATTGGTCAATTAACACAGGTACTGACTGACTTTATTACTATGACAAATGGACTTGAGAGTTCATTGAATAAATTTGTTGATCCTATTGAGAATAAGATCAAGGATATGACAGATGAGATCAATAAAGTTGCACAGAAAGTTAATTCAATTGTAAAAGGTATCATTAACAGGATAAGATCAAAAATACTTAAGAAAGTCTTATCTTTATTTTCAATTTTTCAAGGTCTTCAGAAGAAAATTAATCCTGCAGATTGGCTTACAGGTCCAGGATTTACTAAGGCAGCAAAGGGTATAATGCAAATACTTTTCTGTGTATTTGAAAAGATAATAGGACAGATGATGAACTTTGTTAAAAATATGCTTAAGAATTTGATTGCTAATGCTATCAATGGACCTTTCTGTGCTGCTAAACAATGGGTTGATGGTATTTTTGCAAAGGTATTTGATCTTATTGGAGACTTGACTGGTCCTATTGTGAATGGTCTTCAGTGGTTGACTGGTGGTTTAGGAGCAATCACTGGACTACTAGGTAAGGCAAGTAGTTTAGCATCTAAAATCTTTTCTTTCATTGGTTGTGATGAATTGAAGTGTAAGAAACCAAGTAAGTGGGCATCATCTTTCAATAAAACTCTGGCAGTTGCTGCAGATGATTGGCAGGATACTTTGGATGGTATTGGTAGTCTTAAAGGTGTGCAAAAGAATTTAGATAAATTTGGTAAAGATGCAATGAAAGCTACTGATAATATATTAGATAAGATACCCGAAGTTAAATTTGGAGATAAAATTAAGGGAGGAGATACATCAGAACTATCTGAGACTAAGATTGATGGGTCTGGTTTGGTAGATATACTTGCTACAACAGATTCACTAACAGGTGGTGACTCTGCACAAGATGCTGCAAGAGGATTAGGAACTCTGGAGAGTGCTATTGCTGGTATATCTTTATTTGGAAATGGAAATAGTATATTTAATGCTTGTACTAATAAGATGGATAATCCTCAGACGCAGGATGATATAATACAAATGCCAATTGGATTTAAATATGGTAGGTGTATTCCACCAGCTGCATATGTTGATGGTGAAGGTGATGGTGCAAGATTAAAGACAGTAGTTGGAGCAGACACCAGAATATTCTCAATAGAAGTTATTGATGGTGGGTCTGGGTATGATAGTCAAACTAGTGTTGCAATTATTGATAGGACAAATTATGGAAGAGGTGCTCAGGCAGAAGCAGTTGTTGAGAATGGATCTATAGTAAGGGTTGTAATTACTGCTCCTGGTGTTGGATACTGTGGACAAGGAACAGGTGTTGGTATAGTTACTGCTATATCTCCAATAAGACCAGGAATTGGATATACTTCTGGAGATACTATTAGTATCTTTGATCCAGTTAATCCTGGAACAGCAACTACTACTGTACCAGTAGGTGTTACTACTAATAATGGATCTATTGTTGATGCTTATATACCAACTGACTTTAACTATGAGTTTGATAAGAGACCTATTCTTGTTATTAATAGTAATACAGGTCTTGGTGCAGAGGTTGTGCCAGTTATGTTAGATGTGGTACAATCTGTAGTAGATGATTCTGCAACTAGAGTACCACTCATTGGAATTACTACAGTTATTGATTGTCCACCAGAAGATCATAGGAGTAACAAATAATGTCAGAAGGTATTAGTAAGGAAGAAGTACAGGAATTAATAGACTCTGCTGTTGACTATAAGGTCAAGGAATATTTTCGTATGTCAAGACCAGGATTTGAAATTGCATCTAATGTTGAGACGGAAGCACATGGACTAGCAGAGTTTCAATTAAACACGGACTTACAACAGGGAATTCATTTTTATAGGCAAGGAAATTGTAAAGTATCATCTAATAAATCCTTTGAACTTTATTCTGGACATGATGCTAAGAAGAAAGACGTTGGCATTATGATAGAATCAAAGAATGGAGATGTTTACATCAAAGCTGAGAGTGGTAATTTGGTTTTGGAAGGTAACGATGTTATAATAAACACTAATGATAGTGAAGGACAGATTAGTCTTACTGCAAAGAAAACTATCTTCCAAAAATCTCCTACTATCAAGATAGAAGGAGAGACAACCACTATGCTTGGTACATTAGATCTCCAATGTATTGGTGGACATACATCTATATACTCTCACATGTCTGATGTAGAGATATCAGATGGAACAGAACTTGAGATTGGACCTGGAACTGTAATGGGATTCATTGATAAGATCAAGAAGATGGCAGCACTTTTTAGTTGAGGATGTATTGAATGAGTAGACAATCACTAGGTCAGTTTAGTAAACTAAAGTTAGGATTATTTGATAATTCTACAGCAACGATTAGTAATCTAGTTAACACTGGAATAATAACGAACTCTGGAGTAAGTTTTTTTGGACTACCTGGAGCAGTAGGAGCAGCAAGAGCTGCTGTTATGATAGGCCCTGCAATGGGACTTTCTTTACCTGCTTCTTTAGAGGTGGTTGGTATAACAAATCTTCTTGGTAATACTAATCAGGTTGGTTTGTTTACCTGTACTGGAGCATCTATTTTTACTGGAACTAAAATTACTAATGGACCAAATATCTCAACGTCTATTGAGATCAATCAGAAATTAGTATGTACTAGACCAGCAATAATACCTTTAGTTATTGGTAGGTGTACAGGAAATAAAGGTTTTGATATTCCTCATCCAAAAAAACCTAATCATAGACTCAGACATATTTGTGTAGAAGGGCCAGAGTCTGCGATTTATGTTCGTGGAGTCTTAAGAAATCAAAATCATATTGACTTACCACAATACTGGGATGGACTTGTTGATCCTTCAAGTATTACGGTACAACTCACACAGATTGCTACTTCACAAGATCTAATGGTTGATAGGATTGAGAGAGGAAGAAGAATAATAATAAAATCTGGAAATGGTACAGCAATTAATTGTTGCTATCATATCTGGGCAAATAGAATAGGAGAAAAACTTCATGTAGAGTATGAAGGTTCAACTCCAGCAGATTATCCAGGTAATAATGATCTTTATTCCATTGCTGGATATCACTACGATGTTAAGGAGGGTTAATCATGGCAGTAGGATACGGCACTGAAATTATTGGTAAGGCTAGGGAAGAACTAAAGATAGAAGAACAGGCAATTAAGAATTTACCAGAGGTTCAAAAACCACTTCAGGAACATATTGATAATATGATTCCACCAGCAGCAAAGTTTGATCAAGTAGTTGCTGAAAAAACACAGGCAGTTAATTTAAAGGTAGCAGAGTTGCAAGTTCTTACTGCTCTTATTACTTCTGGTGGTACAACTGGTTGTGGTCTTAAGGATGGTGATGGTGATCCAGTTGGAACTAATGTGAGTCATGATGAACTTAGAGGAGTTATATACAACGCAGAGAGTACATCATATGTTGGAACTGATCCTTGGGGTCCACAGGATTCTAATGGTATGCCTACTGGTAGAACTGCAATGACATCTGGTACTGGAGGTAGTACTACTATAATTACTGCCAATCTTGGAGTTGGATCTACTACTCTTGCCGAGAATGTTGGAACTTTCTTAGCACAACAGAGTGATTCTACTGATGATGATGGTGATGATTGTAAAATTACTAATGGTGATTCATATGATACTGCATATCCAGGATATGTTGGTGTTTTTTATTCTGTAAGAAGAACTGCTATTATAAATGAGATTGCAGTACTGAGAACCGATAGGGATAACTATGCAGCAACAACAGCTAACGTATTAAAGAAAGAGATTCGAGATCAATTCTTTCAGAGATATGCAATGGTGTATGGTAAGAACTTGGCAGAGACAAGAAAGGCAGAGTTGGAAAGTCTAATTACTTTTTGTGAGGATAAGGACAATGATTCTTTCTTTGCTAATTGACATGCCTCTTAGTATATGGTATACTAATTTAGTGTAAGGTATTCACATGGAAATACAGAGAGACGCTTTAAGAGACCTCCAAGATTTGCAGGAGGACATGGCACAGTATTTCTGTGATCACTTTGGGGTGAGTGGAGAAACATATTGGACATGTGTTGAGTCAGTAGCACAAGTTAAGCTGATGGAAGTAACTGGTGAGATAAAGTTTGATCATGATGATCTCCAAAGATTTAAGAGAGAATATACTGAGGAAAATTAGCTTTTAGTTTCAAAAATAGGGCAAAAAAAACTCTGGGTATTTTTTGGTGAAATACCCTTTCTAAATATTTTTATGTATGGGAGTATGCTATGCCATACCGAATTGATTCTACCTATTGCTGGTATAGTGATTGGCAGAATAATGATAAGCGAATTGTTTACATGTATTATATAAATGGTATTCCATTTACTTATGATGAACTGGAAGATGTTCTAGAGAATGATGCATGGATACCTTCAATTAAAATCATAGCAGATAATGAAACTAAATATAACACAGAGGACTTATACAATCATCACGCTTATTTAATGGAAGAGGAGTGCCATCCACTCGTTTTCGAATTGGAATTGGAGAACCCAGAGAAGTTACCAGTTGACTAAGGTGATAAATAAGTCAGAAGAAAAAAATTAGTGTGGGAATACAATGCCTCTTTCTAGGTTAGAAAATTTTTTAGTCAATACTGATGGTAATATTCTTTATGTAAACCCATCAGATTTAGACGCAACCGATAGTTTTGATAATAAAGGAAACTCTCTAACAAGACCTTTTGTTAGTATTCAGAGGGCATTGTTGGAAGCAGCAAGATTTTCGTATCAAACTGGCGATAAGAACGATAGATATGATAAGACAACAATATTGTTATATCCAGGCACCCATTACATTGATAATAGACCAGGATATTATGTTGATAATAACGCAGGTAATGTAAGATATCAGGTTGCAAATACTGTTGGAGGATTTAATGTTGTTTCAGATGTTTTAGAACTAACAAATAATTCTAACTTTGATTTAAACAATGCAGCAAACCACCTTTATAAATTTAATTCTGTTGATGGTGGTGTAGTTATACCTAAAGGTACATCAATAGTTGGTTTAGATTTAAGAAAGACAAAAGTTAAACCACTTTATGTTCCTAATCCATCAGATGATACAATGGAGAGAGCTGCTCTCTTCCGTGTGACTGGTGGTTGTTACTTCTGGCAATTCTCTATCTTTGATGCAGACAAATCAGTTTATTATAGTAAAGATTTTTCACAGAAAGGCACATATAAGAAGTCACATCACAAGCTTACTTGCTTTGAGTATGCAGATGGAATTAATCAAAAGGATTTAACTAGTCTTACTGACCTTGCAATGTATTATTACAAGGTAATGAATGCCTATGGTGATGATACTGGTAATAGAGAGATAACAGATTACCCAGGTGCAACAGACTTTGAACCTAACAGTCCAGAATTTAAGATTGTTGGTGATTTGTCATCGGATGCTTTAAGTATTGATAAGATTACTGCAAGTGGAGTAATAGCAAGTGTTGATACTCCAAGTGCTCATAACTTAAATGTAGATGACTCTGTTCGTATAAGTGGTATTTCTTCTGAACTATACAATGGAAGTAGAGTCGTAACAGGTATCAGTAGTGAGAGGAAGTTTACATATCTCTTATCATCTGCTCCTATTGATGCAAGTATTACACCTTCACAAGGAAGAGTTATCATTGAGTCTGATAATGTAACAGGATCTTCTCCATACATCTTTAACTGTTCATTGAGATCAGTCTATGGTATGTGTGGTCTCCATGCTGATGGAACAAAAGCAACTGGATTTAAATCTATGGTTGTTGCTCAGTTCACTGGTATTGGATTACAGAAAGATGATAATGCATTCTTAATCTACAACCCTGCTACTGGTACATATAATGATAAGAATTCTGCTCCTACAACTCTTTACAATCAACCAACACTACCTCTTTATATAAATCAGGAAGCTGTTTACAATCCAACTTACGGAACATATCATATTAAAGCAACTAATGATGCATTTATACAGGCAGTGTCTGTATTTGCTATTGGTTTCTCTAATCATTTCTTATCAGAAAGTGGATCAGATCAATCTATTACCAACTCAAACTCTAACTTTGGTGCTAAGTCTTTAATATCTAAAGGATTTAGAAAAGATTCATTCACTCGTGATGATACTGGATATGTAACTCATATTGTTCCACCAAAAGATCTTAGAGAAGATACTTTCAATGTTTCATGGAAAACTATTGATCCTACTCTAACAGTTTCGACTGCTACAACATCAAGACTTTATCTATTAGGAGAAAAAGATTTAGAAAACCCACCATCAAACGTTAGTAATGGTTATAGGGTTGGATCAAAGACTGATGAGAAGTTATATTTAAATGTCAATTTATCAGGTGGTAACTTTACATTCTCTACTCCTGTAAATATGCAAGCAGGTGGAACCAATGCTGAGACAATTGCACAGAAAAGATTTGTTGTTAATACAATAGACTCATCAGATGGTACTGCTGATGCTAATGATTCTATAACTTTATTTGATGATCATAATTTTGTTGCTGGAGAATCAGTAAGAGTTTATAGTGATAATGGTCTTCTACCAGATGGGATGGAGAGTGAAAAGGTATATTATATTATTACAATTAGTGGACAACCAAAGGTAGTTAAGTTAGCTAAGTCACTTAACGTTGCTTTGGATTGTGTTAATGGTAATAGTACTGATTGGATAGACATTAAGAATACTAATGGTGGTACTCTTACTATTGTAAGTTATGTTACTGATAAGGTTCCAGGAGATATTGGTCACCCAGTTCAATGGGATTCTACTAAGACCAACTGGTATGTTACTGGTGCAGGAACTACATCAAGCAATACAATTTACAATTCTTTTGTAGGTTACTCTACTCAGATTGCAGCAAATAATTCTGCAACTTATGTACAGAGAAAATCTGAGAATCGTGATTTAAATGATAGAATATACAGACTTCGTTATGTTGTTCCAAAAGAATTTGCTAATGCAAAAGCACCTGAAAAGAATTATGTTCTTCAAGAATCATCAACTACTGGTATAACTGTTGGTGAAGAGATAACAATTACAAGTGTTAAGTCCAATAGAAACTCAAGAATTGTCTCTGGAATTACGACTTCCAATCTTGTTGCAACAGTTACTAGTGAAGATCCACATAAGTTAAGCGTTGGTGATAGAGTTAAACTTCATAATGTTAAGAGTACTTTGAATACAGATGGTACTAAGGATCTTGGATTTAATGGTTACTATTATGTTGTATCTACTCCATCAACTAAGACATTTACATATAATTTGACTAAGAATCCTGGTACGTTCACAAATAACATGGGTGTAAGAACCAATGATGAATTACCAACTCTTTCAAGAAATGAATATGATACTTCTTATACTATTCAAAATGTAGACACAGTTCAGGAATATATTTCAGGACAACAGGATGGTGTATTCTATCTTACATGTGTAATTGGTAATATTTCTCCTACTGCATCTCAATTTGTAGATCGTAACTTCAAACAGAATATACTTAACCTATATCCAACAGTAGATATCGACAACCTAGATGTTGATCCTGTTCAGGGTATATCAGTTGCTGATAACCAGAGTATTGGTAAGGTTATAGTTAATGATACTCAGAATAGTATTACTAAGGAAGGAATCATTGAGTATCTAAAAGATAATGCTGTTGGTTACGCAGTTACTGGAGCATACTCAACTGGAACTGCTGGAGTTTCTACAGTTTATAGTCAGTTAAATCATAATTTAAATTCTATTACTGCACTTACTCTTACAGTAGCAGGAACTGGATATCCAACTGGTTCTGGTGGAACAACTCTTTATAGTGTTCAGTTGATTAATGAAGCTGGTGGACTGACTGGTGAGGGTGCTACTGCAGACCTTACTGTTAATGCTGCTGGTGTTATTCAGACTGCTTTAATCAAGGATGGTGGTGCTGCATACGGTGTTGGTAATACTATGAGAATCTCTGGTGGAACCAGTGGTGTTGTTAGTGTAGCAGCAATTGATAATACGGTTGGTAAAGTAATACAGGTAGTTGGTGTTGGAACAGATAAGAATAGAACTAACAGTAAGTATAATGGTTTGTATAAAGTATCTGCTGTTCCTACTGCTAACACAGTAGCATTCGATGCATCATACGGAGCTGGAAATAATAATCCTGGTATCTACACAGGATCAAAAGGTATGTTCTATGTGGTAGATAAGGCACTTTCTATTAGTGGTGTTGCTGGTCTAGCAAATACTACTCTTGCTGGTATTGCAACTATTACTACAAGCACATCTCATGGTCTATCTGTTGGTAATAGAATTAAGATTGTTAATGTATCTGGTTCTGCATCATCATACAACCAAGACCATGTTGTCACATCCATTGGATCTACAACTAAGTTCTCAATTAATGCTCCAGTTGGTGTAACTACTACAGGAATTAGTACTGCAGAAGCATACAGATATGGATTGACTGCACTAGGTGAAGATACTTCACTAACATCTGAGAAGATTTCTGGTAGTCTATTGAGTTTGGATGGTTCAATTAAGACAGAACTGACATCTGCTATTACTGATGTTACTAACCCAATTACAGTTAATAGTACAGTTGGATTCTCTACAGGAGACTTCCTTCAGATTAACAATGAAGTTTTAAGAGTTAAGAGAGTAACATCTGCTACTCAGTTAGAAGTTCTTCCTGGATCTGGTGGTAGGGTCGGACAGTTAGGAACCAAACAGGCAGCACATACTAAAGGTGCTTTTGTTAGAAAGATTGGTGTAATTCCATCAGAGGTTCGTAGGTTCTCAAGTATTCGTGCTTCAGGTCATACATTTGAGTACGTTGGGTATGGACCTGGTAACTACTCTACTGCATTACCACAACTTCAGAGAAGAAGTCTTACTTCAGATGAGGAAATTCTTGCAATATCAACAGAAGAGAAGGGTGGAGTTGTATTCTACTCAGGTATGAATGATCGTGGTGAGTTCTTCAGTGGTAAAAGAGTTGAACCAAGAGAATTATTCCTTGGTGGAGATTCTGGTGATGGTACAGTAGTATTCGATGATGTTTATATAAGAAATACTCTTCGTGTTGGTGGTGGTCCTAATAGAAACCTACCTTCAGAATTTAGAGGTCCAGTTAACTTTACTAATAAGATTACATCTACTGCTAAAGATGGTATTCAAGCAATCAAAATACTACTTCAAGGTAACCCAACTCAAAATCCTTCACTTCAAGTAGGTCCAGATGCTGAACCATCATTGTATGTTGCACCTACTGCTGATGGATTCGTTGGTATAAAAACTGCAATACCTGGTTATGAGCTTGATGTTAATGGTGCTATTAGAGCAACAACATACGAGAACTTTAAGTTAAGTGATCTTCCTATTGGTGTAACTGAGGAAGTTACTTTTGCTAGGAACCGTGTTCTTAAGGTTAAGGATAGTGGAACAGGATATGAACTTGTTGATCCTAATGAACTCAATACATACGCACTAAGAAGTTTTGGTATTAGTAATGACCCAACTGTTTATGTTGGTATTGGTACCACTGTAAGTAGTAAGTTACAAATTAGTGGTATCTCTACTGCAAGATGGCACGTTGGTGAGTACGCTAAAGTATTTGGTGTTGGTGGCCACGGTGATACTCCTCCTGCAACTCCAACTGCAAGTATTACTAGAATACCTGCAACTGAGACAGATATGGGGCCTAAGAAGTATAACTATTGGGTTGCACAATACGAAACGACAACTGGAAATGTTGGTGCAGCAGTATCAGTTAATGCTACAGGAATAGCACATACTACTATTACTAATATGAATCTTGCGAAGCATGTTCAACTAACCATTAATAGAAGTTCAACTGCTATGGGTGCTCTTGTATATCGTCAAGAACAAGAGTCTGATACTCAACCAGTTCCTGGTATTGCAACAAACTTTACACAGGCAAAACTAATTGCTATTCTTGGACCAAAAGAATTAGGGTCTAATGCTTCTGGATCTCAGTGGAAGGACTATGGTACTTATCCTCAGACCCATTGGGGTGGTAAGGGAACTGTTAATGAATTTGATGATGATCAGATTCACTTCCCTAACATTGGAACTACTGGATTTAGAAGAGGATGGGCAATTGATAGTGTTGTAGAAGTTGGATCTGGAACTATAACTTTATCTGGTGCTTATGGAACCAATGGTAACATAGGATTTGGTACTAACAATTCTGTTAAAGTTGTTCATGATAATACTTCTCCACTTGCAATAGCAGTTGACAAAGCTATAACTAGTGGTGGTAATTTCCTTGAAGTTCCTAGTGGAACATACTTAACAAATAAATTAATTATTCCTAGTGGATTTACTCTTGAGGGTGCAGGAAAGAATACTATTATTAAGCAACAGTACTTTGCACAAGATGCTACGGACGGTGCTGGTAATTCACTCTCAGTAGATGGAAACTTTGTTGGAATTGGAACCACTATGGGACCACAGGCAACACCTACTCCAATGGATGTTACGTTCAGAGACATAACATTTGATGGAAACGCACAAAATAATATTCTATATGAAGCAACTACAGATAACTATCTCCTTTATATGAATAACTTGAGGTCGTCTCTCTTCAAAGGTATTGAAATTCGTAACTCTCCTGGTGATGGATTGTATATACCAGATTCACAGAGGGTTTCTATAGAAGACTCTGCATTTGTTGATGGTGGTTTGACTGATATCTATCCATTCAAACCAGTAGTTGCTGCAGGATCTACAAGTTTAAGAATCAATGATTGTTTATTCGAGAACTTCCCTGGACCTGTTGATGTATCGGTAACTTCTATTGTATCTACTGGTGGTAACATCATTAGGAATTGTGGTAGTGGTTTAGATGCATATGCAACTGGTAAGATTACCACAACTAACAACATTATTCTTGGACCATCTGATGAATGGATCCCATCACCTGATATCTACGATAGTGATTGGAATTCTGTTAACGTTAACATCCCAATCACAAGTCCACAGACTGACTTTGAAGGTCCAATGATGCTATTCGTTGAGGATGGTCTTGCTAGGAACGTTGCAAGTACTAAGGTTGAAGTCGTTGCTGGTATTGGAACACTTGTTGGTATGTACAGTACTGATGCACAACCAACACTTGGTAATAAGTTTGTTAACTTCCAGATCAAACCAGATAATGTAACACCTAATGATATTGATAGAGAGCATGGATACATTAAACTTGCTCTTACTGCATCACAAATTAAGGATAAGTTGACGATTGCAAATGCATCAACAGAGACTGGTGCAGGTCTAACTGGAATAACAACTGCACTTGGTTATGAGGTTGTTGGTACTGAATTTATGGACAAACCAGTAGGATATACAACTTATGTTGGAATTGCAACTGGTAAGTGGTTCACATCTGTAGATGGATCACCTGGTGCTGGTAATGCATCAGTTGCAAACACTTGTTATTATGTGTCGTTCTTGGATTCTAATCAGTATGCTGGAATTTGCACGGGAGATGTAGTTCAACTAACAAATCATGATGTGAACCCAGACATAACTTCTTACAAGTTTACTGTTGCAGAGAAGAAAATCACATCTGGTATCAGTAGTTTGAGACTAGAACCAACAACATTATTCCCAACCAGTGCTACATTCCAAGGTGCCAACGTAACTGACGGTATCTTGAGTGGATATATATCTATAAGGAGAACATTCACCATCGCTAAAGGAAGAGTCGGAGTCACCTAAATGGCAGATAACACTAATGTAAATAATAATGCGGCGGTTGTCGTCGTAGGAAGGACGGCTCCTGTACCTCCTGGTCAACAGAAGTCCGAGAAATCTATACCTGTCGTTATTGCAAACGATCAGTCAACTATTCCTGTTGCCGAACAGAATAAGGTTGCATCTGAAGTTGCATTATCTTTGCTAGGTATTCCTAGATCTGAAGTTGCACTTGGTATATTCGCAGACGTTAATACCTATGATGTAAACCCAACAGAATGGTCAGCAGATCCCGAACAGTATTCTACTTACCTTAATACTGGTTCTTATGTTGGTGTACAAGGTAATCAGGGACAGGCATGGGGATTATCTCATGTACCTTCCGAATCTGGTGCTCTTTTAGAGGCACCTGGAGATAAGACTGCTGTACTAACATCAAAACGATTCTTTAGGTATCAGCCTGGTCGTGTTTCAGCTGCTACGTTTGGTGTTAAGACAACTACAATTGGAGATGCTGGATCTACTGCAGGTGGTACAACAAATGGTTCTCAGAACTGGGTAAATGGTGGAACACCAGCAAATGTAAACAATCATGTTGTTGCTAACCCTTCCATTCGTAAGTATGGTATCTTTGATAAGTACGATGGATACTATTGGGAAACAAGAAATGATGGAAAGGGAGATAATTTTTGTGTAGTTAGAAGAACACAGGCATGTGCTTATGAAAATCCAGTAGCATTTGGAATAGGTTCAACTGATCAGCAGAGTGATTATGGAAGGACAAACCCACCAGATCCAGCACAAGCAAGGGCATCTGAGTCAACTGGTGCTGGTAGTACTGCTGTTCCTACTGGGTATACAAACAGAAAGTTTGGTGATCTGTGTGTACTAAGAGATAATTTATTAATGAGTCATGCTGGTGTGTATGACCCATCTTTATTGCAGAAAGAACATCAGAAAGAGATAACTTCTGTTACTAGTGGTGCTGCTAATCCTGTCTTTACTTTTGGTGTTAACTCTGGTATTGCTGCAAGTGTTACTAATGCAGTTTATGATATCAATACTGGTATCATGGTTGTTACAACCAATGGAGCTCATGGATTTAATGATGGTCAGTACATAACCTTGGCAGGTATTGGTATGACTTGTCGTTATAGTTATACTGGTGGTGACGGATCAGGTTCTCTTATTAATAATCTCGTTAAGTTCTATCCTATTAACGAAAGAGAACTTAATATTATTGAAGTTCCTAGTGCTACATCATTCAAAGTTAATGTTGGTGTGTCTACTGTGCCAACATTCTATCATGCACCTGCTGCTGGTAAACCAAATGGTTGGGCAGTTGGTCTGTCTACTGGACAACATGTTTCTTATTCTAAGGGACCAAATGTTGGAATCATTACAGGTCTTGGACCAGCATCAGATAGAGACGGGCAAATATTTAAGGTAAGACGTATTGGTATTAATACTGCAACAGGTATTACTACAGCAACATTTAATACATTTGATGCAACTGCAACTGTTGTTAGTGGTGATTATCTTGATGTCACAACTGGATGTCCTGCAGGTGAAACAGGATTACTTAAGGTTGGACATAGTAATGGATCAGAGGATACCGTTGGTATCACATCACATTTTATGATAACTCCTGTACCATTCATTCAACCAATTAGTCCTGCATCAATTAATGCTTCTAGAAAACGTTATGGACATTATGGTATAAAGACTGGTGCTGCAACTACTGATACACAAGGAACAGCTATGTTCCCATACATGTATACAGATAGTGAGAATCAATCAGAGGGATATATTAATAGTAGTTTGAATACATCTGATGGCAGTTCTCTTACAACATTGAAAGGTCAGATTGATGATATTAATAATTACTATAGGAAGTGGGTTAATCAGAACGTTGCCAAAGATTTCTGGAATGTATATGAGTATCGTATTCCACGTTCAAGATTTAGTGGAGATAGATTAGATGGTACTACAGATAAGTTACTTTACAGTGACGTAACACCTAATGCACGAGCAGGTCAAAGTGTACTGGATGAAAACACTGGTGCTCCATCAGATGATGTCAGTATTTGGGATCTTGAATTTGACAAGGTTACCATGTACAAGATTGAGTTCTCATGGTATGGTGCTGTTGGTGCTTTATTCCTTGCGTATGTCCCTGTAAGCAGTGGAGAAGCACGTTGGGTACGTGTACATCATTTAAGAGCATCTAACCAGTTGAAGGTCGCTTCTCTAGGTAATGCAACACTACCAATCACTTACATGATATATGGAGGTGGTACTCAAGATCGTTTTGGATATCTTAATACTAAGAGACTTTCTAGTGATGATATCTCTTCTTCATCACAACATATTGTTAAGTATGGTGCCTCATACTACATTGATGGTGGAGACAGAGGTACTGTAAAACTATTCAGTTATTCTACTCCTACAAATGTAGATATCTATGGATCTACGAGAACATTTGTTGTTGGATCGGGAACTACTCAGGTAACTTTAGGATCTAATGCAACAGATGTAACTGCACCATACCTTACTGCAGGTGCTACATCTGGATTGTCTTCTTCTTATTATATTGGATCCAAAGTTCAAACAGGAGATCCTTTAGATCAAAATATAGAAGTTACTTATGTTGATACTGATAATAGAAAATTATATTTGAATGCACCATTGAATTCTGGTAGTACTGCTTCTGGTACTGTTAATATTATTTCTAATCGTCCTACTCCATTGATAGGACTTAAGTGTAGAGATCAAATTACGAGTAGCACAGGACAATCTGTAAGAAATAGAACGCAGGTATATCCTACAAGAATGTCAACAGGATCAACTGGTCTTGTTAAGTTGGATATGATTAAGTCACCTAAATTCCAGACTACTTCATTGATATCTGGAACTCAAGGTGGTCCAACACTAGGTGCAGAAGTTAACATTGGTAGGAGAGGTAAACCAACAAAGGTAAGTATTCCTATAACATCTTATCAGGGTACTCATACATGGAAAGGTGGTACTGCTGCTGGTGTATTCAGAGATGCAAGCAACACAGGTAATACTTATAGTGTTACTGCTGCAACATATGATTCCACGAATGGTCAATTAGTAATGACTGCAACTGCAGTTGGTACTGATTCTATACCTGATAGTGCAACGACTGCTTCAAGGCTTGAAATTAAATTGAATGGTTTAACATTCAGTTGTTCTTTGGATGGTCATGCTACTAACCACACTTATCCTCGTGCGATAGACCCAATATTTGACAATACTGACAGTGCTGTAAGTGGTACATCTGCAGGTGGATTTAGTAAGCATCTTACTGTTACTAGAAGTGGAACTAGTTTCACCGTCAATGTAACGGGTAATAGTTCTGGAACTCCTTCAGCTGCTGAGTACATTAGAGATACTCTTGCCCCTAGCAACGGAACTTATGGATGGTTCAGAGGATACTTTGCAAGTGATAGTACTAAGAAACCAATTAGTGTGTTGGGTTATCTTGAGAATAGAGGAAGTGATAGGACTAAGAATATTGAGACGGATGGATATTATTTCTCTGCATTGGATTCTACTATTGATGATATTGTATTAACAACTGATCTACCTTTCTTAAGAGAAGAGAACTCCAGTCCTACAGGTAATGGATTATCTTCAGCAACAACTGAATTTACATTAGCACAACTATCATCTGTTAAAGTTAATCCTCAAGTAAGATCTCCAATTCCTGGAACAGGAACAATAGTTGCAAGTCTTTATGCACCTGCCACTGGTGAAGAGTTTGATTTATCTTCATACTTCGATTACAATAAGGAGTATCTATCGTTCCCATTAACGGATTCGGTTGAGAGTTTATATCTTTGTGGATCTACGCAGACTTTATT